CCAGCTACGCCCTGAATACCTTGAGTGCCGGTGGGGCCAGTAGGACCAGTTGGGCCGACATTACCCTGAGCACCTGTGGGGCCAACAGAACCGGTAGGGCCAGGAACAGTAGATTCATTACCTGTTGGGCCTTGAACGCCCTGAATACCTTGAGGGCCAGTTGGACCAGTAGCGCCTACGTTACCTGTAGCACCAGTTAGACCTTGAGCACCGGTAGGTCCTGTATTACCTTGAATACCTTGTGCGCCAGTTGGGCCAGTTGCGCCAACTTCGCCTTGGATGCCTTGAACACCCTGAATACCTTGTGCGCCAGTTGGGCCTACATTACCTTGAATACCCTGCGTACCGGTCGGACCTGTATCTCCAGTAGCGCCGGTCGGGCCTACATTACCTTGAGTACCTTGAATGCCGGTAGGTCCGGTAGGGCCTGCAACACCTTGGATACCTTGTGCGCCAGTTGGGCCGACAATACCTTGAGTACCTTGAACACCGGTAGGCCCTGTGGGGCCTGACAAACCTGTTGGGCCGGTAGCACCGGTATCACCTGTGATACCTTGAATACCCTGAATACCTTGAGCGCCAGTTGGGCCAACTACGCCTTGAATACCTTGAATACCTTGAGCGCCGGTGGGACCTGTCGCTCCCGCACCTGTGGGTCCTGTTGGGCCGTCACCTTTTAATGCGCGAACAACAATTGAATGCCCGGAAGCAGGCGCAACTACAAAGTTAAGTGTTGTTCCCGAAACAGTAAAGTTCGTTGTTGGTCTTTGTGCAACGCCGTTTAGGAAGACAAAAATATTCTCAGTAATGTATCCGGAGGCAATCGTAAACGTTGTCGTAGTGCCGTCGCCAGTAAACGCAAATGTAGTTGCTGAGAATGGAAAGCCTGTACCAGCAGCACCAGTTGGGCCAGTAACAGAGGGACCAGTTGGGCCTAATGCACCAGTAGGGCCTGTAGGACCAGCAACAGTTGAATCAGCACCAGTTGGACCTGTGGGTCCGGTAACACCTTGAATACCTTGGACACCTTGAATGCCCTGAACGCCTTGAACACCCGTAGGACCTTGAACGCCTTGTTCACCAGTTGGACCTGTGGGACCAGTTACACCCTGAATACCTTGTACACCTGTCGGGCCTACCGCACCAGTAGGGCCAGCTACTGTTGAATCTGCACCAGTCGGGCCAGTCGGGCCAGTAACAGCGGGGCCAGTCGGGCCTAATGCGCCTGTAGGGCCAACAACGTTAGACGCTGCACCAGTTGGGCCAGTTGGACCTTGGACACCTTGAGCGCCGTCAAGATTGACTGTCCAGTCTGCGTACGTACCAGAGCCCGTAACATTAATAACATCAAAAACTAAAACGCCGGTGATGCTGCTATAAGAAACGACAGGACCATGCAAATGCGTTGAGGTATCACCGTTATAGCTAACGATAATGTTTTGAGCTTCTGAATACGACAGCCCTGTACCAATAGTTAATGTTTGGTTTGTACCTGTTGCAACAGCCAACGAGGTTGTACTAGTAGTCCTATAGCGGTCACCTGCGGCACCTGTCGCGCCTGTCGCGCCTGTAGGGCCAACAATACCTTGAGCACCAGTTGCACCCGTAGGGCCAACAATACCTTGGATACCTGTGGGACCTGTTGGGCCAGCAATAGTAGAAGCTGCGCCCGTTGATCCTGTGGGGCCAGTAGCGCCAACAAGGCCTTGAATGCCTTGAGGGCCTGTGGGTCCAGCGACGCCTGTAGGGCCAACGATACCTTGAACACCTTGAACACCTTGAGGTCCTGTAGGGCCTAATGCCCCAGTAGGGCCAGCTACGCCTGTCGGGCCAGTTGGACCAACAACTTTTCCAGCGTTAATCCAAGCAGATCCATTCCAAGCATACAAATTCCCGTTAGAAACTACAACGTATGTATCACCCGTAGTATTACCAGAAATAGGCAAATCGTTGACGGTTGGAACAGTGCCTTTAATTGTAATACTAGTGCCTACTGCACCAGTTGGGCCTGTTGGACCGGAAAGGGGGCCAGAGTCAATCCATGGCATTATGTATTACTCCAGATATAGATCTTGCCTGTTGCAGCAACAAACACTGTTTGCCCTGGGCTGCCTGTAGCAGGTAAATCTGCAACTGTAGCTACAGTTTCATCAATTCCTAAACCAGCGCCTTGAGGACCGACAGGCCCTTGTGGCCCTACAGTGACAACTTCAATAATTGTAGGAGCAAGAGGCGTGTCCTCGACAATAAGACTTGTATCAGACCCTATTTCTTCAACAACTGTGTAGCTCATCGAGTTACCTCTCTAGAAACTTCAACATCCCCGTACAACAACCGTATAACGGTACCTGTAGAAGACATTAATTCTAGATCGTATTTACCCCGCTGCCAAGTAATAGCACCAGTATCAGCTGCAGCAACCAATAATTGTATTTTTCCCTCTGCGGGAGTAATAATAATTCGGTTATTAAGGGTTGTCAGCTCCAGCAAAACTGTGCTAGAAGACACCGTTTGCCTAATTTGCATACGAGCGGTATAGCCCGACAAATTTATTACAACACCAGCGTTGTTTTTCCAGACAAATGTTTTGTCTAGCGTTGCACCTTGCTCAATAACAAAATCATATGCAGCGGCGGTCATACAAACCTTTGATATTCAATTTGGACAGAAGCACGGGTCAATCCTTTGGCCACGCGGGTACGAACTTCGTTCATGCCGTCGCTGAATCGTTTCAAATACAACTGGGCTGACCTAGGATCGTAGTATGGTTGATCAGGCGTATCATACAAACGCGCACGTGCACCCAAGGTAATGAATTCGTAATAACGTTCAAAAATTTCTTCGTCAATTACAGAGGAAGCACGTGACGGTACAACGGCAACACGCAATTTTATTTGTGCATACTCAGAAGTTTGTGGCTTAGGAACCAAAGTAATTTCTTGCGTGCGGCTACGGAAATAGTAGTACGGGTTACCGTCCAAATCATTCCAATTGGATGTACGGTAAATGCGGGTAAGTTCTTCAACAGCTTTAGGAATTAGCAACTGATCGCCATACCATGCTTCCATGATATCAACGACTTTATACCCAACATCAGGTTCAAACGGATAAACTGAAACACCAACTATGCTGTTCATAGGAGTAAGTTCAGTCTGCAACACCCGAGTTTTTTCACAAAACTGAATAGCCGCGTTGCGAATAGCTTGCACGGCTACGATTTCAGGTACGTCTTTAACGAACTGAACAACGTCAGGTAAAAATGCCTCGTAAGATACGTCGCTCATGTTTGTGATCCTGGAATAGACACGTTACGTGGGTTCAATGCATTAACTGGGTCATTCGTTGCTTCCGTGGTTGCCTTACCCTGCAAAGCAACAGTAAATGTAGTTAAATAACCCTGTGCCAACTGAAGGCCTGGTGCGTATTCAGCATCTTTACTACATGCACGGTACAAAATGTAATCAACCAATGCGGATTGGAAGACATCAAAAAGAGGAATAACCTGAGACTCGGATGTCAGGTTAGCTGGTTGAGCTGAATAGTTCAACTCAATATATTGGGTCCCAGTGTTGGGAGGATATACGTAAAACGCTAGCTGGTCTTGTATGTCGTAAATAAAATTCTTGACTTCAACTTTTGGAATCCCAGTATGCCAGTACGGGTCAAACCCATCGAGCACCTCACGAGACACAATACGAATTGCACGACCGGGTGTTGTACCGTTAGTGCCCATATTGCGATAAATTTGTAACAACAACCAACCATCTGAAGGAAGTGTCTGCCGTGTTCCAGCAGTCAATAACTTCGAGACGGTGGTCGATGAAGCACTCGGTTGCATGGTTACGATTTGACGCATACCATCGTTTAACCAGCTGAGTAACTCAGCACGGGTCCAACGAACATTAGCAATATCAGTTAACTGAATTGCCGCTTTGTTAATAATGGTTTGAGCGGTTACCGTACCCATAATCTACCTTATGGAGTTACAGCGAGAGCTGCAACAATTGCGGGGACTTGTGTGCCAGACCACAAACCCTGAACAACCAAGTTGTCAGAAGTTGCAGTACCTGCATCAAGGCCAGTGATACCTAGAGCTTGTGTGTAAGTAAAACCTGCAGATACCAAACCGTCAATGTTGGCAGTAGTGTCTTCAGCAATTACAGCCTGCGCTTGGGGCAGGGACAAACCACTAGAAATGAGATCGTCAATAATGGCCATGGTGTTCTCCTTAGGTTAATAAATGGCAGGGCCGAAGCCCCGCCTTCTCCGGTAGGAGTTTAACCCGCAGCGACCAACAATGCCAGACCGTTTGGTTGTACGACGCTAGTGCCGTACACGTTCAAGCCGCGAACCAATGTACCGAAGTCATTGGGGTTCTGCAAGCTCTCAACTTTGGCGATCTGTGATGCAAAAGTGATGGCAGACTTGTGACCGGCAATCACAGCGTGACGCTTAACTGCACTAGTCAAGTTAGCATCAGAGTTGGTATTGGGGTTCAACCAAGTTTTGCCAGCAGCGCCACGTGGAACCAAGTTAGACACATACACTGTGAAACGGTCGATCATGCCGATCTTGCCGTTACGCAAAACGCTAGCAGAGTCGCCCATGAACTGAGCTTGTGCCAAGTTAGATTGCATCAGGATCTGACGCTCTGTGGGGGTGATGATCAACCAGCGGTCTGTTTCAGGAACGTTGGCTTCATCCAACACGCTAGACAAAGCAGTGATGCTAGTCAAGATGTTAGAAGCTGTCAAAGTAATCGCAGCCAAGTCAGTACCGAGGTTGTAGCCGCCGGAGATAGCACCAGCAGTAGCACCTTGGTTAGAAGCAGAACCTTGGTTAAAGTTAGTATACAGAACGTCGCGGTCGATCTGAATCTTCATCTGCATAGCAGCGTCATTGGTGAACATGTCCATCAATTTAGGCTTGGCTTGCAACTCGAGAACGTTGTTCACGTTCACGCCGAAGTATTTACCTTTGTTGATGACCAGCTGCAATGTGCTGGGGGCAGGAACTTCATAAGCCAAGTTTTGGCCGATAGAGTAGTTGTTGATGGTGATGGAAGGGATCGTGTTGATGATCACTGTGTCACCCATGCCGGTGATGTCACCTTGCCAATCAGTATTGGCGATTTCACCAAAAACTGTGGCGGCATAGAATTTCTGGGCCAGCTTGCCAGACCAGAGAGCGGGGATGAAAGAACCGGAGTAAGCGGTTCCAGAATAGGCAACCTGACCGCCGGGGGTGTTAAAACCACCGGAGTTAATGGGATAGGCTGCTGCTGCGGTAATTGTAGACATGGTCTAGTCCTTTTTTAAAAAACAAAATTAAAATTTGACCGCTACAATTTTGGCATTCTTAGCGAATTCGGCCTTCGTTGATAGCGGCATGGATATCTCTCTCAATTTGCACCGCTTCTGCCTCATCGATCATTCCCCGTCTCCATTCAGCGTAAAACGAATCAATATCCGATGTGGTATAGACACGTTTGTCAGCTGTCGAAGTTGTAGGAGCAGGCGACGTATGCGAGCGGGTCGGTGCTACTTGACGCTGAAGTTCCCGGTTAGCTTGTGGACGTGGAGTTGGAGCAATCGTGGCTTTATACTGCTTGAAGATCGTTGCAGTACGGTTCGCGTCTAGCGACTCATACGCATTGGTCAAAGCGTACTGGCGAGGCATCCCATAAACTGGGTCTACTTCAGCCAACCATGCCAGGAAACCTTGATCAATGTTCATGGCTTCCCAATCTGGAACTTGTGCACCTAGAGCAGCTTCGTAGCGATCTTTATCAGATACTCCTTGGCGCTCGGTTACATTTCCCAGCTTACTTTTCAACTCATTGATTTCGGCACGGAGCTGGGTTTCAAGGTCACGGTTACCCGCTAACTTCTGCTCAGTCGCACGGTCAATCAAATCCAACAAGTCAGAGCCAAATGCTTCTTTGTCTTGTTCAGTGATAAGAGGTTTCGCCGTAATTGGCTCCTGTCTGGGCTGCTGTGCTTTGGCTGTAGCCGCTTCTGCAATGAGACTTTGAACTTGTTGGTTCATCTCACGCATCTGCGAATGCAAACGTGGCACTTCAGCGTCATACATGCCTTTGAGCGTCAGGTACTTACGTTCCCAAGTTTCTTCCGGCACTGGTGCTGGTTTCGGTTCATTCTCTTGCGAGACGGGCTGTGTCGGTGTATCGGGGTCGGGCTGTTGTTCTATATCAGTTCGGGGCGCAGTCTCCGTTTGATCGGTCTGTCCTGTCATCTGGGCTACAAAAGCGTCAGCTTGTTCAACTTGTTCCTGAATTACACGTGGCAATGCCATATCTCTATCTCCTTCGCTCCGACTACGCTTTGGGACTCCGACTTTACGGTCAGTCTCTATTCGCTTACGGTCTGCTACTGTTAAATTAAAAATTTAGGTTTGCGCTCCGACTTAACGGTCTGCGCTTACCTGCGGATTTTGGCGTACAGCACTTCTGCTTGGTCCACCATCTCAAGGAATTCCTTGAGTTCGAGGTTCCGGCCTTGCAGCCGAGACTTCATTTCTTCACCTTGAACGTCCCCAAGTCTTTCTAAAGTTTCTTGGCGACGACTCTTCAAAAATTCTATCAATGGTTGCATCTCGGGAGAGCGCAGTAACCCTAGGCACCGCGCAACTCTTTCATCGACACGAACCATTTACTTGCACATGCCGTCTGTTTTTGCAGACTCTTGAGCAACTTCAGCACCACCACGCTTCAATGTAGCGAAGATGTTACCGTTGTCGCCGCCGCCACCGACTGAGCCGCCTTTAGACATGCCGTCTGTTTTTGCTGATTCTTGAGCGTACTCAGATGAGCGTGACTCTTTTGGGTTAATTGCTTGCATTTGAATGCTCCTTTAATAAACGAAATGATATACCGGAAAACAGTGTTGTCAACTACCAACACCAGGGATTGCTGCAAAATTATTTGTCACGGGAGCACCGTTCTCAAGTTGCGCACCGGGACTGGGGTTTGGTGGTGTACCACCTGCTTCGACTTGACCAGTTGCTTGGGCAAGCTGTTGCTGCTGAGCGAGTTGCGCGGCTTGCGCCTGCGCCATACGCTGCTTAATGATTTCCACTGGGGGAACAATCCGGTCAGGGTTCATATCCAGAGTCTTCGCGCCTTGGCGGAGCAACTCGGCAATACCTTCAATACCGATAATCTGCTGGGCAGCGGGGCTGGTCAATGCAATCTGCAAGAACTGGTTCTGGCGAACTTGCGCCTGCTCTTTGACGATCAGAGAAACCGCGCCGCGTGCGATGATGTTGACATCGCCCTTCAAGTCGGGATCAGTGCCGTAGCGCATGTTGTAATAATACAACCGGTCAATAACAGGAGAGATAACATTGGTGTCAATATTGGCAACAACCTGTTTAATGGCTTTACCAGCATTGCTCATCAACATACTCATACCAGAAGCAGTACGACCTGCGCCACCTGCAGGACTGTCGCCAGTCATGTAACGTGGGATACCTGTGTACTCATCAGCCAAGACACTGAACTTCTCAAACACTGCCATGAGCTCTTGTGACAACGAGCTAGGCTGGAAGAACTGCATGGGAGGTGCAGAACCGTTGAGCGGATCAGAAGTAACCTGCCATACTTTCCATGGGTACATCTGTGTGATGTTCTCGCCCTGCGGCAAGCGGTCGATGTTGTAAACCACCTGAGGACCAGAGGCAATAGACATGTTGTTCACCAGTGCGCGTGCAGTGGCATTACAAACGTCCTGTGCGTCGCGGCAAAGGTCAGCTACAGAGTTACCCCAGTACGCACCGGGAACTTCTTCGTAGGAGGCTTTGTAGTAAGGACGACGGCCCAGTGGATCGGGATTGATAACTGCTTTGATAACCCAGTCAGCGATGATCCATGCTTCAACAGGATACTCTGCAAGGGGATCAGGTATTTCGTCTTTAGACATACCCCAGTCAAGCAACAACTGGCCTTGCACGCTACCCCAGAACTGCAGAGCGTCAATCAGTTTAGAAGGATTCTGCTGAACGCCCATTGTGGACTTACCTTCAGCAGCGGCCTTGTTCATATCAACGTAAATCCAGTCACGCAGACCGCCTTTACCATATAACTCAAGCACCGCACGAATAGCACCTTCGCTGTAACCTTCAACGCCAATCATGGCTTGCAAGTCAGCACGAGAAAGTTTATGCCGCTCAATCAAATCACCCTGATTAACATCCGACGCATCAGCAGATGGATAGATGTTGAATGGATCAACACGCTCCCACTCCATCACCAATTCTTCTTGCTGATCTAACGTATATTGTCCGTCTGGAGTTGGAATCCATTTCAGTTTCGGACGCTTACGAATGATGGGACCTTTGATGAACGCTGATGGAAACGTTGTAATATCATCAAGAAATTCTGAAAACGCTTTAGACCAATTGCCTTCTTGCAACTGATCTTCCATCTTTACTTCCATGCGCTCTGCTGTGCGCTTGGCTAAGTCCTGCAGATGAGACAGTGCCATGTCTTTCATCTCGAGCAAACGCTCACGCACCTGCTGATCTGTCGGTGGCGTGCCGTTCATATACAACGCTTCGACTTCTGCCTGCGCTTGAGCCATGATGCCCTCTACCTCGTTAGGAGGTAAATCAGGCAGTGCTGTGGGAGTAATGGTCCAAGGCTTGTCGTCTGACGCTGTTACCAATGTATCTCGTAGCCAGCTCGATGCCGCACGGCATTTGTTCGATGTGATCATCATGTAGATGGTCGAACTACCCTGCTCACGCAGCTGAGCTAACTTATCAGGATCGTATTCACCGCGACGTGCCCGCACTGACTTGAGCATCTTAATCTCAGAGGTCATCTGCTTGGCCATCATAGATGACATCCACTGCTTACGGATATAACCGTTTAACGCTTGTACAACAGGCTGTGAATTGGCTTGCTGTGCATTAGCACGTTCTTCTGCCATCGCTTTGAGCGATTTAATAGTGACAAGGCCACCGCCCGCCGAGATAGTCCCCGGTGCGGCAGAATTCGTCATGTTCAAGCCAAGTTGCATAGTGCTACCTTACCAATATTTTGGGATGTGTCAAGTCCACGCGTAATCGACGCGTTTAACTTCAACGGCTTTTCTCTGCCACGTATCCCCGGTTACGTTTCCATCCGCATGTAAACATGCATACTGATGCGCATCAGCAATGTGGGAATGCGAGTTTTTCTCGGGCTTATCATCAGCCTCGCCGTTCTGCCTGATTTTATACCTATATCCGCCCCGAAGGGAAGCAATTAAATTTGTACAACACGGATCAATTAGATGACCTGGTTTGCCATCTACCGTACGTGTGAGCATCTTATCGACTGCATTGATACGTGCAACAACACTGTTGGATTTAGCCGATATGACTCTAAATCCCTCTTGACGCAAGATATCAAACACTGATCTCTCGTCTGTCTGCGCTCTCTGCTGCCCAGCCGGGTCGCCAATAATCAGCACATTCATACCAGCAAATCTATTTGCCAACAGCGGTTTGAGCTTCTCACGGCAGAACCGAAGTGTCCCCATACCGTCCGATACTAGGTCTGCAAACGTGAGCAATCTACCCTGCGCATCCACCTGATTGATCGTGCAAGCTGGGGTTAACCCGAAGTCCATACCAATGATAAGCGGATGGGTCTGTAATTTAATGTGGTTAAGCGTCTGCTTGGCTACATGCGTCTCTTTGTTAAACGCTCTGAACACTGGCTGACCTGAGAGTGATTTACCAAACTCGCCATGAACGTAGACGTCAATCCAGTCTTCTGACTTACCTTCGCACAAGTTCTCGTAGTATCCGTCCGGCAAAAACTGCACCCAGTCAGCTTCTTGAGACAGACCGGATGGCTGGATGGTCACGTGCATATTGTCTGGCGGCTCTGTCAAGAGTTTTTCCCAGAACGTATCACCATCGGGCGGATTGGTAGCACCCCATACTTTGTGAATTTGCTTGCCATCATCTGTGCAGGCACCCACACCGTTCATGGTTTTATCAGGGTATCTACCTAGACGACCAGTCAGCGCGTTGTAAATATCGGGATTAATCTCACGAAACTCGTCCATTACGCCAAATGTCAGCTGCAATGACAACAGACGTCTAACGTCATTGGCATCATCAAGTCCACGAAACAGAATCTCGCACTCAACGTCGTCAAACTTAAGCAAAAATTTACTGTTGGTTTTTTCCAACAGACCAGCTTCACCGTCTGGAAACCACTTCAAAAAGTCTGGAATTGTCGTGTCCCAGAGCATCTGACGGGTGTTACGAATCACAGCACATCGGCTGCGCCTGATTCCATCGGGGGACGCTTTAATCCGTTTTGCCTCGTAACCAATCTTGATAAGGCTTGCTGTTGTCTTAGTAGAACCCACAGGCCCTACGATGAAGTTAGCAAACTTGTCCGCCGATAAAAACGGAACTACTGATACCGGCGGTGTATATACAAGATTAGCCATCTATTGTCACAGGTGTGGGTTGTTGATTTGGAAAGTTAATCGTGATACTGAACTTCGGTGCAGCATTCGTAGCTACTTCCGCTTGCTTCTTATCAGGTTTGAGCCCAGCCACGTCTACCAAAGAATTGAAGACGCTCATCTTTTGCAAGATCGTACTGTCGTTTGATATAGCCTGCTTGAACATCTGACTCATCATCTCGTCGGCCATTAGACCTGCTTTGAGACGAAATGTTATTCCGTTCCTCGCAAATTCCGCACGCTGCGTTTGTACTGCGGTGATGAATGGGTCCCACTGTGATAAACGCTCCCACTTATCGCCTTCAAAACCAAACCTGGCTGCGATCACCACTGGGTCTTCTAATCCTGCAGCGCACTCCCAGACTAGCTGGGGTGGGATATCTAAAGTGACATGAGGTTCTTCTGACGCTGGAGCCAACGCAAATTCTGAATGATTTTTGTGAATCAGATCACCATTCATTTTTTGATGTACTCCATCAATGCCATTCTGATTATCTCAGCCAACTTAATACCCGTGCGTGCTGACTCGGCCCGTAGGGCTTCCAACAGGGGCTCGGGTAAATGGAAATTGTAACGCTTCACTTCTTCTTAGCCGTCTTAGCGGACTTGATGAAGTCCATCTTGCTAGGGGCACCTTTGTCACCGGGCTTTCTCATTTTTTCTTTTGAACCAGCGGCTATGCGCTCTTTCTTTGCGTTGATGTTTGCATAGAGTCCGGGTTTAGTAGCCATGTCATTCTCCAATGAGGGTTGATGTTGGTGTGTATGTTATGTGGGTTTTTAAATTTGTCAAGTGCAGTAATGGGTAAGAAGCTCGCCTGCCAATTCGTTGAACCCTAATTTGAAAACCAGAAAAAATTAGATTCTTCGTTCCCATTGCGCTGGTTTAACAACTGCACGCTTTGATTGTAGAGTGGAAAAGGTGTGGCTAACGTGTGTATGTATAGAAAAATGGGACTTGTTGTATGAGCAATAGGTAAATATAGGGCCCCCGTCCCGATCCATTTGGTCCACCCCTCCCCCCTCACCCGCCTTGTCGGGTCAAAACCTATGGTGTAGGGCATCGTATCCCTCAACTCCACGCTCTTTAAAAAGCAATATCGGTTCAATGTGTCGCTGACTTCGCGGTTCATGCTCTCAGAGTATCGGGCTCAAGTATGCGGACAAACACATCGCATCGGTATGGATGTTTGATCATTAAAAATTTAATAGCGTTTTCGCGGTTTGGGTGAAGTAACCGCGCGGTGAATCCGTCTCTTTAACCTAAACCGCAAGGCATGGTTTAAACACGCAAAGCAACCCGTGGGAGACGGTTTTATGGAGTGCATTACATGGTGTAGTGTATTCCTCGAAACTAACTTATTGGAGAAATCTATGTCCACCGAAATCGCAATCATTGACTCATCTGCTTCATTCACAATGTCTGTGAAAAAGCCTGAAAAGACTGGCTCACTGGCTCGTGCGATTGCCTTCGCTGACTCTGCTTCACGCAAGGGTTTGGCTAACGCAATCTACACTAAGCAATTGATCAATGGTCAATTCCGCCCCTTGGCTCGTGACATTATCGACACACTGGTTCCCAAATCAGCGCAACCTTATGTCATGGGTTTAGTGCCCGCAAGTGGCCCAATGAATCGTGCAAACCTGATCAGCTTGTGCTCTGCTGTTAAATCTGCAGTTGACCTCAAAGGCAAGGAACTCAAAGGTCAAAAGGCTTTCATGTTCAACTTGGT